CAGAAGAAGCCGCCCATGTGCCTCCATAATTAGCCCAACTATACGTCTGAACTATTTCAATAGAGGCGTTGTCAGGAGAAATTACAAACCCTTCCCCATTAGCTGGCACTTTACCTGTTAGAGTAAGTGTTGAAGCGGTTATTACAAAGTTGTACATTCTCCCAATATCTGGAGAATAAGCAGTAAATGTAAGGTCTGCTTTATCTACAGATGTATTTGTCCCAACAGCCATCTGAGGAACAGGGCCACTACTCCAGTCACCAGTAGAATCACGCCAAGAACTTGTTAATTGATCCCACTCATAAGATTGTACTATTTCGAGATTAGCAACACCGGGAGAGATAAAAAATTCTCGTGCAAAAGAAGGAATAGAACTACTTAAAGTTAGGTCTCCTTTTGCTGGAGATATAGCAGGGCCATCCCACGCACGTTCATATTGCGGGTCTTCCCAATCACCACCAGCAGCAATCCATGATGTTATTGCCATTTATGCACAATCCTTAGACTTTCGGATATTTAGCCTTGATTTCTGCAACTCTAGCTTGCCACGCTTCCAAACCATTCTCAGTTATAAACTCTATCTGATCTTCGGCCACGCCATAAAGAATCACTCTAGCCTTAACACCAGATTCTTGCTTGTATACCCAAGTTTGCACCCACTCCCCATCTACAAATTCCGGGGTTCCGAGTGATGCAGAATGTCCTTCCGGTGCATTTGGCTCAACGTTGGTAATATCACGGTTGGATAGTTCCCCCACTTCCTTGGGAACCAAATCCCAAACTTCAACCTTCTTACCATCTGAGATTCCAAACTCACCCTGTACGGCTTTGTACCCCTTTTTAGTTGGAATAGCCGTTTCTAAAACCTCCTCTACACCGTAATCCACTCTTATATTTTCATCTTCAAGGGCATTTACGGGAAAAGATGTACTTGGATTATCCGCTCTTAACTGTTTTTCTGTGTACGGAAAAACCTCGCCTTTTATATATTTCATATTGTGCCTCTAGAATTGAATCGAGCCTGTACCGGCTGTGAATTTATAAACTTTATACCCTGCCCTATCTGTATTTGGGGTTGTATTTCCTGTAGAGCCATTTACAGTTAGTTCAATAGGCACAACCGAAAGATCATCGAACTCATCGGAGTAAGCTATAATGACAACACCATCACCACCATCCCCACCTGTCGCAGTATCACTAGAACCTGCACCACCTCCTCCTCCGCCTAAGCCATCTGTACCATTACTACCATTACCACTAGTCTCACCACCCTGACCGCCGCCGCCAGCACCACCTGAACCCCTCTCTCCGGACGAGCCTTGTGCGCCACCACCTCCACCGGCATAAGTTACTGAGGAGCCTGTAATAGAGTTTGCTTCCCCAGCACCCCCAGCACCATTGCTACCACCACCAGTATTACCAGTCGCACTTTTCCCGCCACCGCCACCACCGGGTTCGCCGCCGTTTCCAGCACCGCCATCATTACCTTGCCCAGCAATTCCGCTGCCAGCACCACCATTTTTTGATCCACCGCCACCAGAGCCACCTGATCTGCCACCACTGTTCGCACCTTTTGTGCCGCCACCGCCACCACCAGTTGACGTAATGCTAGAGAATACTGAATTAGTACCATCACCCCCTTGATAAGGTGTAACAGTTCCTGCACCACCAGTACCTACAGTAACAGTAATATTTGTTCCCGCTAAAACAGCGAATCCAACTGCACTCTGCATACCACCAGCGCCACCACCTCCTCCACCTTGATTAGAGGCTATGGCACTACCTCCACCTGCCCCAGCACCAGCGACTACAAGGTACTCAACTTCATCGGTTGGATTACCAGTATTGGATGCAGCCATTAATCCTACTTTAAATGCTCCTAGTGGCATAATATTCTCCTTAACCCATGTCTGCGCCAGCTTGGAAGCCGTACCAAATTGTTCCTTCATCCAGCGTAAAGAAAGTATAAACATCTATTTTTGCAGCGCCACTTGTTACGTCAGGAGCAGAACCGCCAGCCCAATCAACACTGGCAGGCCATGCAATAGTTCTATCTGAAGAATCCTGAGTCCAGATTAAAGTAAAGGCGCAAGATTTACCAGTAGGAGATGGATTACTAAAAGTAAAAGTAGTATTTTGATCTGGGGTAATAGTAAATACATTACCTGTTGTTAGATCAATATCAACAGTAGCAGCCGCTGCAAGAGCGCTTTTAGTTTCTGAATAATCCTTCATCTCAGGACGCTGTACAACGCCGTCAGCAAAGTTAGTAACCAAAGAGGCATCGGAAGTAACCGCCTTTGACGCTTCTGCTGTACCTTGCGTAGTAACATCTAGAGTGTTTAATTCGGCAGTTGTGCCTGTATACCCATCAATTAAATTTAACTCAGTCGCAGTTGCTGTAACTAATGTACCACCAAGCTTCAATCCATTTGTCCCGTCATGAGAGGCAACGTCAAAGTCATATGCTCCATCCGCAATCGTAACATCTCCACTTGCATCTGCTGTTAATACTTTAGATGCTTCTGAAGTTCCTTGGGTAGTAACATCGAGAGTGTTTAATTCAGCCGTCGTACCAGTGTATCCATCAATTAGATTAAGTTCAGCCGCAGTTGTTGTGACAGCAGCAGCGCCAAGCGTAGTAAATTGAGCCTGTAATACAGATTTCACGAGACGAATCTGGTCGTCCCCTTGTGAAATTGCATCTGTAGCCAGCGGATTTGTAGCACTTAGTTGGCTAATATATGTAGCAGTTTCAACGCCCATGATATACCCCCTATGCTAGTTCAAATATGCCGCTGGCACTTGGTGTGACAGTAAGCGTGTTATCTTCTGCTAAAGTAAACTGAGAACTAGTCAGTTTAGAAAAGCAAACTAATTTACCACCGGACTGATAAACAACTGCATACTTAATATTCTCAATTGTTCCGCCAGTAGCAGTCCATACAACAGCAGTTGAATCAAAACGATACTTATCAGTTGCAACAGAAGCCCATGTACGTGATGTAACAGAAGCCCCACCTGTTGTATACCCATTGCCATTAGCAACCTCACTAGCAAGTGAAGCATATGTGGATAGCGCTGCATTATTTACATTAGCGCTACCTGCGCTTGTATGAAGTGATAAATAAAAACCAACACCTGCACCGTCTAAATCAAACTGACCATTGCCTATATATTCCCTAAAGGAATTGTAAAAACTCCAAGCAGTAGCCGCCATTTTATACTACCTCCTCTTTTAATTTTAATGAATCTGGATTTTTAATAATGTGTGAAATAAGGCCATCTCCATGTACAGCCAGATCGTAATGTTCGCCTGTTTTAGAAATCATATCAACGAACTCTTTTGCTTGATGGTAATGTGCCGCAGTACATAGAAACTCTTTTCCAGATACAACAACATCTATAACTTCCTCACCATCATTTTCTGGTTGTTCATAAGCATGATGTTCTCCGATAATACAACTATCAAATCCATACATCTCAAACTTATGAAATCCCAGCATCCTTAACAAATGGACAGCCCTTAATGCTATAGTCGCACCGCCCATTACTGGAAAGTAATCCTTTCCGTACTCTTCCTCTAACAAATCAATATTATCATCCCCTGCACAATGCCATATCCATACTTTATTATCCTTAAGATTTTCAAATACAGAAGGATGGCACTGAGATGAGATAAAATATTTACATTCTTCAACCAGTGGGTAAACAAATCTATTATTAAATTCCCTACTATCCAGCATTATCATTGCTGAAGGAATCAACCCACCAGTCATACAATATTTATGAGTACCATTAACAGTAATTACAGGCATCCCATTCTGTCTTTTTTCTAAAAGATCAGGAAAAGTTTTCTTTAAGGTAGGCCCACCTAGAGCCAACCCTACTACTTTATCCCATTGGGTTTCGTAAGGCTGAACTTGGGGAAGCCCCCTCTTTATATTTTTTTTTATGTTATCCCTTATTTTTTCCTTATCCTCATTAACACTACAAATAATCTCTGGGATAGGTCTAAGGCTTTGTACTGCTACAGAGGGCGGTTCTGAAGCCACCCCCATGCTTAAAACTTCTGTCATTTCTTTTTTCTGCCCTTAAATTGAATTGGCCCCGGCATTAACCATGAAAAAATCATGGGAACTATTACTATCAAAATTAATGCCCAACCCCCCATTTCTACCAAGGAGCCTAACAGACTCCAGAAGTTATCAGGAGCGCAACTATTCATACTGGAACTTGATGCTGACCCAATCATCACCTCCGTCGCAACGTCCGCCACAGCCGCAGTCGTCAGTCCCCCAACAACCAGTCCGGCAGTCCCTGACACTGCGTTCCCCACAAGAGCACCTGTCGTCCCCAGACTGCTGACTATCGCTGCTTTTTTGAGGGTCGTACATCCTACTGTACAGGCACATCCGGCGATGACCACCAGCCAGTAACCCAACCGACTACGGCTACGATTACTATGATCCCTACGGCCACCCAAAATCTTTTCTTTCCAGCGGTTAACTCTTTCCATTTTTCCATGTTCACTCCTCGTGTAAGTGTTTGTGTAGTTTCTTTATTCCATCAGATGTAGATGACGAAAACGTAAAGGGTAACAGCCCATGTACCACAGCAGTCAATGATAAAAGAAATAATTTCCATGATAACCACCAAGCAAATTTAGCGTGTCTCCACCAACTCATTTGAACATCATATAAATGATTCATAATACCTTTGCCACCACGATGTTCCCTTCTCTGTTTGTCTTTAATTCTACAGTGCGTTTCTCGCAAGTGAATCGAGTCTTCCCTGATGCCGTGTCTTTCCAACCATTTCTTTTCAGAGTACGTTTCATACTTAGACATCCAGACATCCCCATTTCAACCCACTGACCAGTGGCTGGATTCTCCCAGTGACCCATGTATTCCTTTAGGTTATCGTTTATATATAACAGCAGTACGAACATGACCTCCATTTATTCTGTTGATTCCTTTTTTTCTACGATGTTATAGTGGACTGATCCATCCTTTTGATATTCTACGCGATAGTTGACAGGAACCATCTTGTACACAGTAAATTCCGCGCCATCTTTGGGCGGAACATTCTGTGATACATTGTCAAGCACTCGATCCATTACGGCAAAGGGGCTTAAATCTCTGCCCATTGCTGTCTCGAAAAATCTGTCTAATGCTCGAACCTGTGGATTATTTAATAACATTGAATGTACCATAATATTTACTCCTTTGTTTTACACCTAAGTTTAAGCGGGGAAATCCCGCCACGATACTAGGGGTATTCCCCTAGTGTGCTGCTCCATTTCCAAATTTTATCTGTGCTACCTTATCTTTGAGTATCTCCACCTTGGACTCCAGCGCTTCTATTCGCTGTCGGTAGAAGTCTAGAGTAAGTGCCTGTTGTCTATCGAACGGAGCATTGCCGTCCTCAATATTCTTTAGTAGCTTTTCAAACTCGCCACTCAGATGTTCGATAAGCATGAACTGCTCCGCATCCGCTGGCAAACTCCCGAGCGTTCCTCTAGGCCACTCTAGAGTGAAGGTCGAGTTCTTTGTTACATCTGCCGACATCAGAATCTGATTTGTCTCGATAACATTTAACCGTTCAAGAAGCCCAAAGTATCCCCATGCTCCTACACATACTGCGCCTATTAAACCAATGAGGTTCCTTACCGGCATACCAACATTTGTTTTATCGCTTAATGCGACAATATCATCCGCCGCCACTTAACCACCTAGTGAATAGTGAACCTCCTATTCCTGACAATCCCACAGTAGCTAATACCACCCCAATTCCGATTC